GTGCAGACCCGCAAAGCTGTCGAGGCAGAGCGCGAGCGCATCCTCGCCATCCTCGACGACATGCAAGCGATGGCAGGCAACTTGCACAATTACTACGGCTTTGCGGCCAACAAAATCCGGGAAAAGAGTAATGGCGTACTGTAAAGAGCGAATCCTGAAGAATTTGATGATGGGCAAGCAGATGACCGTTGCCGAAATGGTCAAGTTGTTCAAGCAGGGCAACGGCACGGTTAAGTCTGCGCTGGCCGAACTCAAGCGAGGGGGCTACGTGCGCGTTGTCCGCTACTTGCCTCATCCGCCGCTTGGCGGCAACAAGGCCGGTGTTTACGTCTGGACTGGCAAGAGTCTTGATGCGTTCCCCACAGTCATCACCGGGGAAGTTCTCTGCACCAAACGTATCCTTGCGGCCCTCGAACGCAAGCCGATGATGAGCGTGAGCGAACTGTCCGTCGAGAGCGGCTATTCAATGTCCTTCACTCGCAAGATGCTGCATGAGCTGCACGGGCTGGACAAGATCCGCGTTGCAGGCTGGCGTCCAAGCAAAGGCACAACAATGATGCTCTACGGTCTTGCCAATGGTGAGCCTGATGCTGTCTTTGAGCGCGAAGTGTGCGCTAAGACTTTGATGAATCGAAAATATGAAGAAACCAGAAAGCCCCGCGCTTTCAAGCCACGTCGTGATCCGGCAGCGGCGTGGTTTTAATGCAAGCCCACCGTGCATCAACGGAGGCAGTCAGAGCGATTCCTAGCTCTCCCGGTCGTGATCTGACCGCGTGCCGGTGCGCGTAATCACCGGCACCAACAACTGAAATCAAATGCTTAGAGACTATCAACAAAGAGCAATAGACCAGTTATATGCGTGGTTTGAGGCAGGCAATGAAGGCAATCCTTGCTTAGTCCTGCCAACTGGATCTGGCAAAAGCCACATCATCGCAGCGCTGTGCAAAGACGCGCTCCAGAACTGGCCTGAGACGCGCATTCTGATGCTTACGCATGTCAAAGAGTTGATCGAGCAAAACGCCGAGAAAATGCGCCTGCACTGGCCGGGTGCGCCGATGGGCATCTATTCCGCAAGCGTTGGCAAGAGACAACTTGGCGAGCCAATCACCTTTGCTGGCATCCAGTCAGTGCGAACTAAGGCCGATCTACTTGGCCACGTTGACATCTGCATCATCGACGAAGCGCATACCGTGTCGCACAAGGAAGAAGGCGGCTATCGGCAACTGCTGTCAGACCTAAAGTCGATCAATCCAGCATTGCGTGTTGTTGGACTGACGGCCACGCCATACCGCTTGGGTCATGGGCTGATCACTGACAAGCCTGCACTGTTTGACGCTCTGATTGAGCCAGTCAGCATTGAAGAACTGATCTACAAAGGTTTCTTGGCCACGCTACGCAGCAAAGTCACAAAGTCCAAACTGGACACTACTGGCGTCCATAAGCGCGGCGGCGAGTTTATTGAGTCCGAGTTGCAGGCTGCAGTAGATACGGATGAAAACAACATTGCCGTCGTCAATGAAGTGATGGCTATTTCTGGAGAAAGAAAGGCTTGGCTTTTTTTCTGTGCAGGCGTCAAGCATGCGGAGAACATTGCGTTTTTGTTGAACATGTACAACGTCCCTGCCGCCTGCGTGACTGGAGACACTCCGAAAAAAGAACGCGAGAGAATACTTGATGATTTCAAGTCAGGACGGCTGCGAGCGTTAACTAACGCCAACGTTTTGACTACAGGCTTTGACTATCCTGACATTGATCTGATCGCAATGCTTAGGCCAACGATGTCTCCGGGTTTGTATGTGCAGATGGCAGGCCGGGGGATGCGGGTCAAGAGCCACACCGATCACTGCTTGGTGCTGGACTTTGCTGGGGTCGTGGCCACGCATGGGCCGATCACTGCGGTGCAGCCTCCAAAGAAGGCCGGAGAAGGCAATGGCGAGGCACCAGTCAAAGTCTGCGATGCCTGCGGAGAGTTGTGCGCTATTGCGGTGTCAGAGTGTCCAGCATGTGGCCATGCGTTCCCTGAGCCTGAGCGTAAGAAACTGGAATTGCGCCAAGACGACATCATGGGCCTAGAGGGCCAAGACATGGAAGTAACGTCTTGGAACTGGAGGAAGCACGTTAGCCGGGCGTCTGGCAAGCAGATGCTGTCCTGTACCTACTACGGCAGTCTGTCGGACAAGCCGATTACTGAGTACCTGCCGGTCTTTCATCAGGGCTATGCGGGCCAGAGAGCGATTGAGCAGTTGCTGCTGATGGCCAAACACTCTGGCGCAACGCTGAACTATCAGATAACGATGGATGAAGATCATGGCTTGGAGTATCTGGCTTCAAGCATGAGCAACTCTTCACCTCCGGTTCAGATTGAGTTCAAACAAGACGGAAAGTTCCATCGGGTTGTGCGTAGGCAGTGGTGATTGTTTACAAATTCTTCACACTTTTGCTTGCTGCGTTGCCGGAAACCCTGTAAGATTCACCCATCGCAACTTTCTACCGGAGCAAAACAAATGCCCGATTTTCAAGTCCTCCCCTTCGATTTTTCCTCCACTGAAGTGACCTTTGTGGCACTCAACGATGCTGCAAAAGCACGCATCTATGGTGGCCTGTCGGTAAACGTGCGCAAGTCTGCAGCGCCTGAGTTCGCAGACCGCCTGCAGGCTGATGGCTTCAAAGTCGAAGGCTGCTGACCACCCACCTCGCCCCTACGGGGGCGCACTTAGAGACCATGGCTATGAACATCGACCGCCAGCTTGAAGCCCGACAGTCCCGCCGCATGGCTGCACAGGATCGCTACCTGACCCGCATCGAGAAGCGTGAAGCAGCCGCCGCTCAGATGATCGGAGAACTCAGCAGCGGCAAGTGCTACGTCTTCCCGGTTGGTGACAAGTATCGTGAAGGCAACCGTGCAGACCTGATCGAATTCCTGATCCGAAACAAATACGCCTGACCACCCCGCCCCTTCGGGGGCACCTATCAAAAAGCAAAGCCTGATAGAAAACTTTCATCGCTACTTTGCACCTGTGTTGCCGGAAACCGTGTAGCATTCACACATCGACAACGCAGCAGGAACTAAGGAGCAAACGAAATGTTCAGCAACCAGTACGAAGAGCACCTCGCAAGCCAGCCCGATAACAGCCGCTGGGATGGTTTTGACCGTGGCGATTCTGAGAGCGGCCCTGATCAGGGAAGTCGTGTCATCGGTCGTATGACCAGCGGTGGCGGTTATCGCGTGAGCATCATCGAGTCGTGGTGTGATGATTACACCGACTTCGAAGTTCACATTGACGGTCGTCGCGTTCATCTCACAGAAGATCGCGCACAGGCCGTTACCGTCGCCCGCTGGTGGATGGCTGGTTGCCCCGCCTAAGCCATGAAACCCGGCACCAAAGTCCAGCACCCCGACTACACGCCTACGGGCGTTGTGGTTGAGGTGGACGGCCACATGGCTGTCGTCAAGTTCGCCAGTCCCGAGGGCTGGCCCTTCCCTCGCAACGTCCGCATCCCAGTCAAACGGCTCAAGCGGTATCAGCCGCCTGAGCAGCCCGAGCAGGACTTTGAGCCTGCGCCCTTTTGAGGTACATCATGAAAGACTGGATTGCTTGCATCACTTGCGGTGTCGTGCTCGGTGCCCTGCTGGCAGGATGGCCCTTCCTGCCATGGTGAAGCGACCCGACATCTGCTGCCATGGCGACTGCCAGCAAGGCAGGCTCTGCCCCTATCGTGACCCGCCGCCAGCAGTGCCACAGGCATCGCACACCATCCTGCTGCTCGGTCTGCTGGCTGCGATCTTTCTTGTCCTCACCACCTTTTTTCTGGACTGAACCATGACACCCACCCGATCAATCCTCGATCCGCGATTCAAGTATGTGCCGAGCTATAAGACCGACATCAGGCGCACTTTCCGCAAGGCACGCCTGCTGGCCAGGCTGCAGGCTGCGAAGTCCAAGTGAGGGGCAGTCTTGACCACAACACCAAAACCCAAGACCACCACCGCTAGGGTGGCAGCACTGCGACAACGCAGGGCAAACTCAGGCATCAAGCGTCTGGAGCTATACGCACACCAAGACGACCACCCCATGATCAAGACCTTTGCAGCAAACCTCACCAAGAAAAGAAAGGAGAGCAATTGAATACGTTCAGTGAACTCGAAGCCCAAGTGCTCGATTGGGCACGCGCACGCCAGATCATCCCCAACTCAACCGCTCTCGCGCAGGCCATCAAGACCCACGAAGAACTTGGCGAACTGATAAGCGCCCTGTACCGCAACGACTTAACAGAAACGGTTGACGCCTACGGAGACATCTTGGTGACCCTGATTATCGGGGCACGCTTGGCAGGGGTTAACTTGGTCGGGTGCTTGGCTGTCGCCTATGACCAAATCAAAGACAGACGCGGCACTTTGCGTAGCGATGGCGTGTTCATCAAGGAGTCTTGATGGATCGCATTCCACTTGAACACGAAGAACAACGTGAAGTGGTGCGCTGGTTCCGTCAGTGTTGGCCAAACGTAAGGATTTTGGCCATCCCTAATGGCGGAGCCAGGAGCAAGGCCACCGCAGGACGCTTGAAGGCTGAAGGCGTATCAGCAGGCGTGCCAGACTTGTTTGTCCCAGCTTGGGGCCTTTGGATTGAGATGAAGCGCATCAAAGGCGGATCTGTCAGCCCAGAGCAGAAGGACTGGATGGCTTATCTCAATTCAAGCGGCTATACATGCTTTGTGGCAAGAGGCGCAGAAGATGCCAAACGCCAGATCATCATTGAGTCAGAAAAACACGAATGAAGCAGTACCGCCAGCAGAAGGGCGTCTGAGGGATGCTAACCGCCAGGTGCCCGCTCACGGACACGAGGGGGTGGTTACAGGGGGCCTTTGAGTTTATCGAGCATGGTATTACGTTGCCTCAAGCGCCGCGACACGTGCCGTAAGTTCCTGTATTGCCTTCACCAGAACCGGGATCAAACTAGACTCGTTGTACTTCAAATTGAGAGGGTCGTCCGTATTGATGATTACCGGAGACGAGCCTTCCAACTCCAAAATGTCTTGCGCCTTGAACCCGTACCGCAATGGCCCTGATGCTTGCGACGACTCGCGGGACTCCAAAAATCTAAACGCCGTTGGTTGCAGCGCGTTAACAAACGACAACCCGTGCGGAACAGGCGAAAAATCTGTTTTGTCCCGAGCGTCTGACGTAACAGTCCATGCCACTTTAATGCTTGCGATAGTGTGGGAGTTGTTTCCCATCACAATTCGGTTGCTGTTAGTCGTCACGGTATCAACAGCATCCGTCCCAGCCAAATAGCCAACAAACAAATTGTTTGACCCGCTGGTGTTGACGCTTCCGGCGCTAGCACCGATTGCTGTGTTTCCGTTGGCTGTACTGACGTTTAGAGCGTTGTACCCGATGCCAGTGGTGTTGCTGAAATTAGCGATACCTTGAATGGCCGCAGACCCAACTGCGGTGTTTTGGTTACCAGTACCGCTGGCAAACAACGCAGATTTTCCAACTGCAACATTGTTTGCGCCGGACGTAACATTGACGCCAGCGTCCATTCCGACCGCTGTGTTGTTGATACCTGTGCTATTTGTCAGGGCTTCATAACCTACTGCGGTGTTATTTGCAGCGGTGTTGTACTGCAGCGCAATTGTTCCAACAGCAGTATTTCCACTGGCCGTCGAATTTGTGAATCCGGCTTTAAATCCAAGACTAGTGTTATTTGACCCGGTTGTATTTGAGACAGAAGAACTAACGCCAATTGCAGTATTTCCGCTGCCCGACGTATTGTTTTCCAACGAAACGACGCCGACTGCCGTGTTGTTAATGCCGTCCAGATTAAAGCGAAGCGCCGACCTGCCCAGCGCCGTCAAGTTGTAGCCCACAGTGTTTGACGATAGCGTTTCATAGCCAATTGCCGTCAAACTATAACCAGTCGTATTGACCAGCATTGAACTTTTACCAAACCGCTGATTTTGAGCGATTGACGATGCACTTCCGGTATTTGGGCCGTTTCCTATGTCAAATCCGTTGATTGATGAATCAGCGGGAATTTCCGCGCCAAATGATGCGTTAAGCGCGAATTTGCCAACTTTCGCAGTGTTATATTCTGCGTCCGACCCAAAATCAGCTCGGCTGACAATTTCGCGCAGTTTGCTCTGCACCGTGCGGCTCACCGCACCAGTGCCAGCTTGAACGAACGTGACTAGCGCCGAGGAGATGTCGCCCACGGCATCAGAGCCGACGGGTG